GTATAATTGTTCTCAGCATTTTTAATTTTACCATTAATTTCGATAATTTTATTTTTCTTTCTTTCAATTTCAGATTGACCTTTAACATTCAATTCGTGAATAAAATTTTCCTGCATGGAAATTTTTTCTTGAATCGAATTTTTCTTATAAGTGCAATTCTTAATCTCTTCTTGAATTGATTTTATCTTATCTTTAACAATCAAATTCATAGTAGAAAAGATTTTGATATCTAAAAGATCTTCAATAATTTCCCTACGATTTGATAGAGTTAATTGCATGAATGGCACAAAAGTACTAGATCCAAGAATCACAATTTGAGTAAAAGATTTAAAATTTAATTTTAGAACTTTTGTTTCCAAAAATTTTTGATCATCCTTGATTTCAGCACTTTGTTGTAGTTGCGTACCATTCCTGTATATCTCAAATATATTTGGTTTCATTCCGCGACGAACTAACCATTCAATGGAGCCTACAGAAAATTCAACTTCAACAATACAATCTTTTTCATTACTAGAATTCAATAATTGAGGCTTATTAATTTTTCTAAAAGGTTTGTTAAAAAGTCCAAAAGTCAAAGCATCGAGAATCGTGCTTTTACCAGAACCATTTTTACCCACTATTAATGTGGTTGAATTTTGTTTAAAATCAACCTCAGTAAATTGAGCCCCTGTACTTAGAAAATTTTTCCATCTAATTTTTGTAAATTCAATCATCTTTTAAACTGGGGGGGATCACCAAATCATCTTCTTCTATTATAACATATGTGTAGTTATTTGCCTCGCAAATGGCAATTGTTGCATCTTCACGAACTTCTATAATCGATAGTTCAGGAAATCCATCAGCGTCTAACAACCCTACAAATCTTTCTGCATCATCCTCTTTTCTAAAAATATAAAGAACTTTATCTCCATCTTCGCTATCAACGCAATAAAGACCTTCCTTTGTTTTTCCTTTTAAAGCTAGAACATACATCATTCAACTTCCGAGGCTTCTTTGTAAATTGATTGCATAAGTGATTTAAGAGAATTTTTATTCAAATCAATTTCTGCATTTTCTATATATTTGTCAAGAATTGCAACAGTTCCCTCAGATTCAAAAACTTCAATTGAATGATCTTTAATTTCAACTTCATCAATTACTTTGAGTTCATGTGGTTCTGATTCAGATAATTTATTAAAAAACTTTTCAAATTGTTTAGGATTGGTTTTTTTCTTTACAATAAGCTTTACATACTTCTCAAAACATTGAGAGAAATCAAACATTTGGTAAGGAGTATCCTTATACTCTACAAGTTGAAACATTTCATATGAGTTTTGAATGAAAGTAAATTTTAAAGTTTCGGTATCAAAAATATGAAATCCACGATGATCATTTACGTCATTCCAATAAAGTTGATATGGATTACCTAGGTAGTACACTGTACCATTATTTGATTGTGTATGATAATGTCCAGACAAAACTAGTTTAAACTTATTAAAGATATCACTGTCCATACCGTCAACCATAATATGACCCTTATATGGTTGAAACCCATTTAACTCAAGATGCCCCATTACAACTTCACAAGTGCTGTATTTAATTTTGTTTAAACTGTCTTGAATATTTTCAGAATTAATCCAAGGAACAAACAAGATATTTAATCCACCAATTTCAACTTCACTTATTTCCGGATATACTTGAATATTATCATACTCTCTCATAAGCAAATCAACAGTATTCATAGAATTGGTATTTTTATAATACGCAGTATGATTTCCAACTATGGTATGAACTTCTATTCCAAGATTACTCAATATGTTATAGTAGTTTTGTTTTGCCCATTTAAGAGCCCACAGATCAATGGATTTGCGATTATCAAAAGTATCCCCCATGTCAATGACATGAGTTATTCCTTCTTGTTCTAAAGTTGGAAAAAATACATTGTCATAAAATTTCTTAAAATAATTATGAAATGCTTTATCTGATTTTCTAACTCCAAAATGCTGATCAGTGATGATAGCAATTTTCATATCAATGATTCATTTTAATTTGAATGTTGTTTTTAATAGTATTCATTTCTGAAGTAGATCCGCTTAAAACATTATCATCTGAAACAAAAACCTCATCGAATCCAGACTGATCTAGTATTTTATTTTTAATTTCAAGCTGTTTCTTTTCTTTTGCAATACGACGTAAAAATGCAAAGTAAACTATCTGAGTAAAATATGCAAAAGGGTTTGTAGATTTTTCTGGATTGAAATTGTTAATATATTGAACACAGTTTTCTATTCCATCTGAAACCATATCCTCCCTAAACATGTAATTGACAAAGTTTGGTTTGTATGATAGATGTGTGGCAATCTTAAGAAAACACTCACCAATATATCTACTAATAATAGGTTTTGGCTGGTCTAATTCTTTAGCACTTGTCAATGCCATTTTATGTTGAATAATTGCATCAAGAAAATCCTTGTTATTCACATAATGTTCTGATTTTTTCTTTCTCTTCATCATTACTGTAAGCATTGTTCTTTTTCAAATCATACTACTAATTATAGCACATTGAAGGGGGGGTTGACAAGACCTCTGAAACGGTGTATAATAACACTGTGGGGTTTCAAGGGTACTTTAAGACTTATATAGATTCTCTAAGGTACTCTTGAATTCTTCTACAGTAGATATGAAACCCATAGTCTTTGAGGGCTCAATCCTTGAGCTACCATCACCTTTATAAGTATCCTTTACATACCTCTTATACATTTTAATAATTTCAAAGTCTGATACCTCAGTCATTGTTATGACTGCATTCATATCAATAAAAAATATATCATCATCAACAAGTTTAATCCAGGGTTCAACACTATAAGCACGAACACCTAGTTTACTTGTAAAAATATCTTTTATTACAATAGGTTGATTTAACATGAGAATCATTCTATCTCCTTCATCACATGGAGATACTTTAGAAATTAATTCTTCACCAGATGTAAGTTTTAATACTGAATAAAATTCTTCTTCCATATTACTTCGTTAGGTTTACATTAATAATACTGTAATTAAAATTCTCTTCATTATAAATTTTTATTCTTTCTATCAAGTGATTAAGAGTATAATTTTTTGAAGATTTTAATGAAATGTCATCAGCGATATCATACAGAACTGCTTTTACTTTATTATCTCCTTTTCGAAGGACTCTGCCTATACTCTGTAGATTTCTGATTCTTGATTTACTAGGAGAAGCAAATATAACATTATGTAAATTACGAATGTTAATACCAGTAGAAAAAGTACCATAAGAAGCAATGATAATTGCATTGTTTTCTTTTTCGGTAATTTCTCTTACTTTTTCTCTTTGCTCTACGTCCACTCCACCATGAATAAAGAAAACTTTTCTTTCTTCATTCTTTGAAGTATTTATAAGATCATAAAGCAACCTTCCATGAGTTTCTACTCTACTGTAAAGAACTAAACTATTTCCTTTGAGATCAAGAGTAATATTTCTAATGAATAAATTTCTCTTATCATTAGAAATAATATATTGAATTTCATCTTCATATGTTTCAAATTTCTTTCCAATATGCTTCAGTAATAAAACTTTAATGTCTAGTTTAGAGAGATGACCTTCATTGATTAATTTATGTGTTTGAGTTACTTTATATGAGGGACCAAACAGCCCCTCTAAGACCCACCTGTGCGTCTGTGAGCCGTCTAAAGTACCCGTGAACCCGAATCTATACTTACAGTCTAATAATTTAGTCATTATGTCTACAAGTGACTTAGATTTAAATTGATGAGCCTCATCTCCAATCACAACATCAAAATTATCAAACCATTTGATTGGTTCTTTGTAAATGGATTGCCATGTTGTAATTATTACTGGTTCTTTTATATTATATCTTTCCTTACCTGAATAAATTCTATGACAATAATCTTCTGCATTCCAACCATAGTCTGCAAAATCTTTATACATCTGCTCCACTAAAGATGTAGTAGGAACAATAATTAATGTAGATAAGTTTTTTTCAGTATAATATCTTGTAATTGCGTAAATCATTAAAGACTTACCTGATGCAGTTGGAGATATTAAAAGTTTTCTATTGTGATATAATGCACCATGAATACCATCTAATTGATAATCTCTAGGTTCATGTATAGAAATTGACCTAACATAATCAATAACTCCTTCATATGAAATATTTTCATTAATCTCAAATGGTGTCCCATAAAACTTATTATCTAAAAACTCATATGTGTAGTTATATTGTTCAGAAAAACTTATAAGTTTATCTAAAAGACCAACATACAATTCTTTTTTTGGGAGATTAAATAATCTAATTTTTCCATCCCAATATTTACTTCTATACTGAGGCATAAATTTAGCGCCAGGAACTTCAAAGGTAAATCTGTCACTAAGCTCTTGACAAATATACGGTTCTGCTTCTATAGTTAAAAAAACTTCATTCTTCTTTACAATTTTAATATTACTCATAACCTGCAGTAAATTTCATAAATTCAATAGCATTTTTGATTTGATAAGTTCTATTATGAATAGATTTAATAATATCTTCTAAGTAACGAAGCATGGAATCTTGATAAGCTGTCTTTAAATGAATTCTAGAAAGTTCCTCATCAGAATCCATATACCTAGTCATTGACTCTTTATCTCTAACCTTAAATGGAAATGGTTCCTTCTCATAAACTTCTTGGGATCCTTTTCCGCTATAATATTCGTGTCTATCTTTTTTTAATTTATTTAAATCTTGGATCGTTCTTTTTTTTAAAAGAGTAATGTTGTTGTAAATATTATAATACTTAGCATGTAGTTGTGGAATTTTTAAAGATTCTAAATGTAAATTATCTGAATCTATTTGTGAATCTTCTTCCCATAATGTTTGAATTTCTTCAAGGTTCATAAATTCTATTTTGAGTATCAAGTATATTGTATATAGTGTATTTGAAAGTAACTCTTGCAGTAAAATAATCGTAATCTTTTTTAGTTGCATCAAAGTCCAATGCTGTTAATGCCGTCGGAAACATATCTTTAAAACGAATATTTACCTGTGGTTGATAATTACTATTTAAGATTTGAAGTGTACCATCAGAGTAAATATTTGATAAATTTCTTCCATCAGTGGAAGGGTTTACTTCATTTTTTGATCTGAATTCGTTAAATTGAGAAACATTTTCTGGATAGCCAAGACCAATCAACCAATTATAAATTTCTGCATAATTAACAAGATCTTCATCAACTAAAAAGTCTAAGGTCAAATCAGAATATTCTAATTTATCTCCTGGAATAGGAATATCTTTTAAGTACGTCGGTTGTATTGCAACTCCAAGATTGATTCCAGGAATTCCTGCTTTATTACAAAAAAAATCAACTTTGGGGAATCTTGCCAATAAAAATTTAAATCCAATTGGTGATAAAAAATTTCTATTGCTAACTTGTGATGCTGACATAATTAGAGTTTAATTATATTTAGATAAAAAAAAGGGATCTCTTACGAGACCCCCAGTAAATGTGTGAGTAAAACTCACATAAGATTTTTGACTTGTACTCTTCTGTAATAACGGTTGGAGTTAGTCTTAAGGCGACCAAGACCTTGACCGTCGGCTCTTGAACCCTCTGCGAATGGGTTTGCAACCATGCCGTAGCGGGTTTTAAAGCCAATCTTAGGTTGGAATGTATCCTGACCAACGGCGCGAACCATTTGAAGAGGAACATAAGGGCAATAGAATAGACCAGCATCATAAGGATTAGATCCTTTGAAACCGATAACATAATACTGCTGTGCAGAAATGTTTGCCGAATATGGGTCGATATAGACCTTATACTTGCCGTTAATAACACCAGCAAAGGTATTGCCAGTATCATCGACATTGAGCCCGATGTTAAGAGCGGGGGTGTAATCAAGAACACCAGCCATGGTGAGTGCCGAAGCAACGTCAGCAGAACAGATGATCGTGTTGCCTTTCCCTCTACGAGTTCTTTGAGCAATAGCGTTGGCATCTCTTTCGAGTTGGAAAAGAAGTCCTTTGAACTTCTCAACTGACCATCTACCGTTGGAATCAACGTCAAGGTCAAAAATACCCGCAGTAGCAACGTTTGCTTGAGCGCCAGGTTCAGCAATCTGATAGATTGTACGAACAACTTCTCTGTTGATTTCCGCAAGGATTTCAGTTGAGAGGATGTTAGCAAGTTCTGCCTCTGCATCAAGACCATGAATTGCCTTGAGGTCTTGTGCGAGTTCTAGCGAATACTCAGCCTTGAGTGCTCTTGATTTTGCAGCAACGGTAACTTTCTCAATCGAGAAGTTCATCTCGTTGAACATATTACCAGCAGCGTCTCCGAGTGCCTCAGAATTTGAGGTGGGCATTGCCTGTCCTACGTTGTAGGTGCCAGCGGATGCATCGTTAAGAACTGCAGGGTTAGAACCAGTTTGTGCAGCGGTGGTAGCAATACCGACAGATGCCTGAGCGGTATAATCGCTAGCAGCGATATCAAATCCATCATCTTGACCAGAGAATCTGGAATCGGGTTCGTTGAAGAATCCTTCAGTTCCACTACGGTTAGTTCCGTAGTTGGTTCTCATTGCAAAAATGAGTCCAGTAGGACCAGTCATTGGTTGGACACCACAAATATCATAAGCGATAAGTTGTGGCATTGAACGTCTGATCAATGAGATCAAGACGGGATCGAAACCTGCAACAGGGCCAGCAGCGGCAGCGGTTCCATATGTGCCTCCACCAAATCCGCCAGTGCCTCCCGACATGGTTGGGGTTTCTTGAAGAAATCCTCTTTCTTCTCTAAGTGCTCTTTCTTGGTTTTCGAGCAAGATAGCGGTAACAGCTCTACGATGATTGTCTTTGATTGAATCAAGACCTTCACAGTTTAAGAGAGGTGCCCACTTTTCTTGCAGACTTGCTGCATTGTACATTTGGAATGTTCTCCGTTAGTTAAAAAGTGTTTGAATTTATAATTTAAAAATCAATTAGAGTATTTTTGAGTTGCTCTAATATATGCATCCATTGATTCGGAAATCATTGTTGGTGCATCTGTGCCGAGCATTTCATTTTCATCAACTCTATTCTGAGTTGCGGATGCTCTAGAGAAATAAGATCCTCTAAGAACTGCCAACTTCTCACGATAGTCTGCCTCACTAATGAACTCAACACTTTCGGCAAGATTAGCAAGTTTTTCCTTTTGGGTTTCTGCAAGACCTCTAGCAACTTCATAGAAGATGCTTTCAGATACAGACTCGCTTAATCTGTGAGTTAACTGAACATTTCTTTCAATCTGTTCGTTGAGTTTCGATTCCATCTCATCAAGTTTGTCTACCATGCTCTCAAGTACATTATATTTTTCTTCAGGGATTTCTACATAATGTTCTTCAAAGAGTCCTTTGAGTCCAGTCATGAAGGACTCGGACAATTCTGACTTAAGACCGCGCTCAATTTGGAGTGCGTTCTCAGTCAACCACTCACTAGAAACATATTCAAGATATGAATCCACTCTTTCAATGAGTTCTGAGTGGATTGCTGATACGTTTTCTTCAAGGGCTTTCTCGTAACGAGCATAAATCATACCAGCAGCTTCTTGAACTTTTGATTTAAGTGCTGTCTCAAAAACTGTTTTTGCTCTTTCTTTGAACTCTTCGGAAAGATCTTCATTTCCGAAGAGTGCTTTAACGTCTTCTTCTACATCAAATTCAATTTCTTCCTCCTCTTCCTCTTCTTCAAAATCCTCTTCGGTTTCTTCTCCACTTTCCTCTACAATTTCCTCTTCATATTCCAACTCTTCTTCTTCTGCTGTCATTGCCTTAGCATTGACGATATCTCTAACAGTTGCAATATTTGGATTGGCAAGTTTGGCCGAATCGTCGGTAGATCTATAATTATCTGGTGTTGGGCCACCAAGATCAGTGATAGATTGTCCTGGAGTAGCGGAAACAAATCCCGCACTGTTCATCATCGGATCTCCAGGTTGTGCTGTAGCATTTACCGCCGATTTTGTGGATTTAGTTGCTTTAGTTGAGGCAGACATTGGTGCAGCACCCATTT